ACAGGGTACCCCTGTCGCGCATACCTTCAGTCCGAGCTCCGTTACTACGGAAGTGGTTTCGTACCACGACCGTAGCGGCGGGATCGTTCTGGGGTTTCCTGAGCTGACGCTTGGTCAGAAGCTGCCGTCGAACGGTAGCGGCTCAATCAAGCACTCGCTCAAGATCTCCGTCCCCACATTGGAGACGGTCACTGGGTCGACTGGCGATGGCTTCGCGCCAAAGCCGACGTTGGCCTACAAGGAGCGTGCCTTCGTGGAGGTCTATCATGACCCCCGCAGTTCTCTTCAGGAACGAAAGAACCTGAATGCGTACCTCAAGAACGCGCTTGCAAACGCGGCTTGGACGACGCTTGTTGAGAACTACGAAGTTCCGTACTAACGGAAGCTATCATGGGCTCGCGTGAGCGTATGATAGTGAGAATAGTCCTTTGGCTCGTCGAGCGGTATCTTCGTGAGAAGTACAAGCTGATGACGCCTGAAGACTTGCAGGTAGTCGTTAAAAACTACCTCGCCGAGATGCAGAATCTCGGAATCTCCTTCGTGTTGACACAATCTAATGTAGGTGAACCGCATGAGAAACTCAGCGATTCGGATCGTACTCAGCAAGCTGAACCGATCCAACACGTCTAACCGTCACGGCATCCAGGTGCAAATCTGGAAGCCTTTGGCCTCATGGACTCTGCGCTCCCCTTGGGGCAAAGAGTTTGTGAATAAGCCAAACTGCTTGGACAACGTAGTGTTTGGGCACATTGAAGATGTGCTTATCCACTACGATCTGTGCAGACCGACGGGAAATCGACTCAGCCAGTACTCCGTTACTATGACTCTTCATATGGATGCTGGAGATACTTGCTTGGCACACGTTGAGATGCCCCTTGATCGGGGCGCTCTTCGTGTGGTCAAGAGGTTCTTCAGCGCTGTAGAGAAGCGAAACGCTAGAGACTATATAGATAGTCAATGGCTAACGCACATCTACAGCTTTATCCCTCTGGGAGAGGCTTTATCGGAGGTTGGCTAGCATGCGTACGGGTAAGAAGTCCAATGGACGACCTGGCCCTATACGGCGTATGCGACGTGACCTGACCCCTGAAGTGATCCTCCGCTTCTATGAAGCGTTGGATACCCCTGTGGCCTTGTCATGCGCCGTGCTTTTCCGTTTCGGAGAGCACGAGCAATTGGCAAGGAAGTCTCTCAATCCACGTGAGTACGTGGACCAGGAGGCTTTCTTCCTCGACTATCTGGCAGTTCGCTTCTTATCGAAGTTCACTGGCTTAGATACGGGGATAGACACACAACGGGTCGCAGTCGAAGAGTTCCTTCGTTGCGAACGCAAATGTGAAGTTGTCAACGACCAGTTGACGGACCTCTTTGTTGAAGATCCAATCATATCGCTGAATAGCGACAGTGATTGGCGGTTTTCCAGGATTATTACCTGGTTGGCTGGAAAAATATCTTCAGTCTTGGGTCCTTTCGATTGGGATGAGGCGCTTAACAAATGCCGCTTTGGGCCCGGTGCGACTACTCGCATCGGGGGGACGAAGACCTCTGCGTACGAGAAATTCCAAGGAATTCCTCACTCTACGCGTGGGGCGCTACCTTACCTACTGGGCGTTTCGGAAGCGTGGGAGAATTTCCCCCACAAATTCGAAGTCGTTTCAGGAAGCGAGGTAACCTTCGTCCCGAAGAATGCTAAGACGGACCGTCCCATTGCCATAGAACCCTGCATGAATCAGTTCGTGCAGTTAGGACTTGGCAAGGTGATTCAGGAACGTCTTAAGCGCTTCGGTGTTGATATCCGGGATCAGACCCGGAATCAGCAGCTCGCGTACCAAGGGTCTGTTTTTCAGACCCATTGTACTGTAGACATGAAGAGTGCTTCTGATTTGATATCCCGTGTTGCCGTGCAGCTCTTGCTGCCCGACGACTGGCATGTCATGTTAGACGCATTCCGAAGTCATCAGTACACCCTCGACGGTAGTGTGAAGAGTTTTAGCAAGTTCTCCTCAATGGGGAACGGCTTTACCTTTCCACTGCAGACCTTACTGTTTTGGGCTCTTGCGAGCCTTAGCTGTAAGATGTCTAACGTCGGTTCTAGCCAAATAGGCGTCTATGGAGATGACGTTATCGTCCCTCCAGAGGCCTATGCGACGTTCCTCCGTTTGCTCAATCTGTTTGGCTTCGAACCTAACCCTGAAAAGAGTTATGGTGAGGGGCCTTTCAGAGAGAGCTGCGGTAAGGATTACTTCGCAGGCTGGGATTGTCAACCACTCTATTTAAAGGAACCATTCCTTGAAGGCTTGGAACTCGTTAAATTTGCTAATCGTTTGCGTCGTCTTAGCAGTCGTAGCCGCAATGGCCATGGCTGTGACAGGCGATTTCAAACGCTCTGGCAGTACTGTGTCTCCGAACTGCCCCGCGATATCCAACGAACTTGGATACCAGACGGGTACGGAGACGGCGGACTACTAGTCTCTTTTGAAGAGGCTTGTCCGCAAAGGGCGCCTCATGTGGGTGATGGTAAATCACACTCGCATGAGGTACCCCTTGGTGTTGAAGGCTTCATCTACCATAGATGGGTCTTCAAACCTTCGCAGTACGAGATGGTTGATGAGGTGGGTACGCTACGGTACGCATTGTTCAGCGCCGAAAGGATTAAAAGTCCTCCTAGGGGTTGGATGGTAAACGGCCGTACACCGGATGACTGTTACGTAGAAGTACGGGACAAGTCATTCGACATTTACCGGGACTTCGATGCGCCGGAACATGACCCAAGGGGTCATGTGAAGGCATCACATCGTCGGAAAGGTAAATGGGTGCGACGAAGGGGCGTGGCCAGAACTTGGC